CCGCAATCATATTTATATTCATCAATCGCCACGATAATCTCATGAATTGCATCATCTGCCGTCATGCCCTCGGCGTTTAATACATCATCAATCCGTTGCACCGTTTCCATGGCCTTGGTTGCCATATTATACGCTTCATTAAATCTTTCCGCATCCACCTCACATTCCGCAAGGTGGTCCGTGTTTAATATCTTTATTGCTTCATCAATTGTCATCTATATCACCTGCCTTATATGGTGAGTTCCACCATTCATCATCAAACAAAATATTTGTGCTATGATTTTCTAAAAGCATATTATTATATTTGCTGATGTTAGGAAATACCGCCTTTATCACATCACCATTTGTGGCATTGTTGGGAAGAATTACTGACTTTCCGCTTGCCATCAAGTCTATCCACTCTTTTAGGGTTCTGCCCTCATAGACAAATTCATTTATTGCCTTATTGCCTATCTTCTCTACCCATTCATCCGTTGTCGGCATCTTTGCCATCTGTATCACCCCTTTCAATTACTCCATTTACTGCGGCAACAAACACATCCATCATTGCAAGCGCGTTCATTACTGCCCTATCCTTTAGGCACTCCCTAAACTGCTTGTTGCAAGCATTATAGCCATCAATGTATGCTTTGATTTCCTGCTCATTTCGGGCATTAAGTTTTATTTCCGCTTTGTTCATTCAATCACCCCTTTTAATTCCTCCACCGTGATGCCTAACACCTTGGCAAACCGGTCATAATGCCATTCCATAATGATTCGGCTTCCATTCAGCATTCTTGACATCATCGATTCGGATAATCCAACCTTGTCCGCAAACCTGCGGACCGTCATGCATTTTTGGATAATCATTGCCCGCAGTTTTACCTGCTTTTTGAAACCGTGGCATCCACGGCAATCAAGAAAATATCCTTTTTTCGAACAATAATTGGTTTCTTCATCGCCACAATAATGTTCACATGCGTAATTAACCATCTAATCACCCGCCCATCGCTACATTTTCAAAACAATCGGAAAATGTAAGTTGATTATCTTTAGGCAAAACACACATTTCCTCTTTTGCCCTTTTATAAAATTCCTTGTTGATCTCGAAACCGTAAAAATTGCGATTCAATTCTAAACATGCCCTGCCGGTGGAACCGGACCCGAAACAAGGGTCAATTACTACGTCATATGGGTCCGTGAACGTTTCTATCAAACGCTTTAACAGTTTGACGGGTTTCTGTGCCGGGTGAATTTTGGGGATGTCCTTGCCGTCCTTTTCCCAATTGAACCAATTAAATACCATCTTCCCGGTGCCAACAATGTTCTTTCCGTTTTCGTCCACCTGCAAACCGTTTCTGAATTTTGGCAACCTGTCACGGTAAAACAATAATGCGTATTCTGTGGCACCCACAACGCGCATATTGGCCTTTAATACCTGCGGACTATAATTCTTGATAAATACTAACGGGATGTATTTGGGGAATCCGTTTTTGGCCGCCGCCTGTATCAATGTATGTATTTGCTCGAATGAACAAAAAACGATCATGCAGGGACTATTTGTGCTTCTTCCCCTTGCCGCAGGTTTTGTGTCCTCTTTTTTCATCAACCTTGAACAAAAATGGAAATATTCAAATAGATTAAAATTGTAATCGGATGCAAATGCCGCCTTTCCTGCAAACTTGCTTTCACCGTTCTTGTTATCACCGCCAACGTACCACATGGGGTTGCTACCATAAAAATTATTGCCAACATTATACGGCACATCTGCGATGATCAATTGTGCCTTTTGGATGGGATAACATTTCCATCCCTGCATACTGTCATTGTATAATTCACACTTGATTTTTCTTTTGTAATTGTCCATCATGCCCTCCCATGTGCGAAATATTCACCGTTTATGGTTTCGTATCGCTTTTTACCCAAATTCGGATTCATGCTTTGGAATATTACATCCGCAGGCACATCCGGGGTTCCGTTCTTGTAAATATCCCTTGCCATGTCATAACATTCCGCAGGGATTTCCTTGGTGTAAAAATATTTGACCGTGGAATACTGTCCCTTTTGGTGCAATACCGCTTTGACCGTGTTTGGCCATAATGGGGAATTAACCCGATTCATGACCACCGCACCCGTCAGATATGCGGCACGTTTGTCTTTATCCGTGTGCCAATTTTCGTGATATATCACCTCGGCCAACAAATTGATTTCCTCATGCTGAAATTCCCAATAGGCAATCAATCTGTCCACCAAAACCCGGTGTTCCCTCACCATTTCCGTCACACGTTCACTAAATGTGGGGTCCTTGGCCGAGGAAACAACCCCCGGCACAAGAACCAAAAATAATAATGTAATCAATAATATTCTCACTCGGTCACCCTCTTTATTAGTTTGTATTCGTCATAATGAACGCGCTTTCCATAACGGTTCGTGGTTTCAATGCGCTTGTTCTCTATGATGTGCCCCCGTGATCGCAGGTCAAATATTCTGCCGGACAAACGGGTTATGCCCAAATCCGTGAATGCCTGCCATGATGATATGGAACCGAATCGTTCCATGTAATCCAACACCATTTCACTCTGTGTCATTTAATCTCCTTTCATTCTGTTCCAAATCTGTACTTTGTGACCGCCATCGGAAATTCTTCTATTTCGCTTGCCCATATGGGTTTGATTCCTGCCCGGATACTGCATAACGGGAACCCGCCGATTCCGTCAAACAAACTTGCCATCGTGGGTTCCGTTGTCCCATCGCGGTATAATGTTTCCCCAATTCTTGCCATTAACCATTCCCAAAAAGGTATGCTGATTGAATTTCCTAATGCCCTATATCGCGGGGCATCGGAATCACCATTGTGTTTTTTCCCATGTGAATCAATCCAATCCCCAATGTCCGTCCATCCATCCGGGAACCCCTGCAATCGTTCACATTCAAGTGGGGTTTTTCTTCGTAACCTGCCATTTTGCATGATTATTGTTTCCGAACCCCCGCCATAATCGCCGCCGCTCGCCCGCAATGTTTGTGATACATCCGACCTTACCCATCCGCCGAAATTTGGACTTGAATAAGCGATTGCACCATGGTCAACGGCAGTTTTCGTTTTCTTTTCCTTGCCCGCTTGATTATCCCCATGCACGCATTTTCGCTCAAATAATATCTCGGATGCGGATTGTCCTCCAAAATCTGCGATAAGTGCGATTCTTTTTCGTCTTTGGGGTGTTCCCCAAAACTCCGCATTGTGTACTCGCCAAGCAACCCCCCCCCGATTTGCCACGATGCATCCTGCGGGTGACCATCGTTGCGTAAATCGAGGAACAACGGCATTCGTGTCGATGATTTTGACGATTTCTTCAAGGACCGTTCTGAAATCTTCCCCGCCATTGGAATCGAGTGCCCCGCATACGTTTTCCCATACAAGGTATCTTGGTTGTATATATCGAATATTGATAATTGACCCTCGCATTGATAATCGTTTGATAGATTCATTACGCATCTCCTTAATGATTCGTATCTGTTCCATAAATAACCCGGAACGTTCACCCGCCAAACCTGCCCTTTTACCTGCCACGGACAAATCTTGGCACGGTGAACCGCCCGTTATAACATCCACTAACGGAACCGATGCCCCGTTTATTTTTGTAACATCGCCAAAATGTTTCATTTTCACCTCATATCAATCCCAATTTCTTCCGTTCAATCGCCGTGATGTCTGATTCGGTATACTGCCGTTGATTGTAATCCAATGCCTTATTCGGTTTCGCAGGTTCGGTCTTGTCACGTTGTTCCCATGTACGAACCGCCGCTTTCCAATCTTTCATCTTGTTTTTCCCGATCATCCATCCCTTTGATGCATAGAAATCTATAAACCGTTGTGCATCCACATTGTTGTTTCTTTCCCGGCAGTAATTGGCAACGTCATCAATGGCCGGTGGAGTGAACGCCGCGCGTTTCTCTACCTCTATACTATCCTTACCTAACCTAACCTTACCTAACCTAACCTGTGTGTCCGTTTTGGATACATCCTGTATACATTCTGTATCCAATCGGTATGCGCTATTCGGTTTTACTTCCAACATGGCTTTTTCTTCCACATAAACCGTGGGTTTGTATCGGTCACTTTGGATGTAATTATGGATTTTCCAATGCTTAATCACTACAATCCCGGAATCAAATGGGATTATGAAATTTTTTGCCGCCAACAATTTCAAATCATCATCGGATGCACCGACCATTCGTTGGATTTTCTTGGGGTTATTGATAAACCCGTCATCATCCGCCCGCATAGACAAATGGAAATATAATGCCTGCGTGCTTAATGGCATATCCAAAAATGCATCACTATCGATTATTGTTTTGGCAAACATCCTGCGTTCCGCCATCTATTTCACCTCTTTAATACGGATTCCGTATTTTTCCAACATCAATTTTCTTTTGATCGTAAACACGGCATATGCACCGCCGCCCTTGTATCCCTTGACATCCTCGACCACCGTTTCCCCGTGGCAGGTATAAACGAAATCTGCAATGTAAACGCATTTCTTTTCGATTAATCTGCCGGGTTTCGGTTTTCCCTTGTTCACGCCCTTGGAATAAACTGCGGTGGATGGTTCGCGTTGTTCGGGGATTAATTCAAACGGGACCTGTCGGCAGAGGTTTTTAATAACCCCGGTATCAACCAATTTGATTAATTCCAAATATCGCCTGTATTCCCTCTTTGAATCCCACATTTGACCGTCGGCAATTATTTTCTTTGCCATGTATTTGTTTTTCCTCATGTGAACGGCAAATCCTCCGTTAATTCATCCGGGACATTCATAAACCCATCCTTGTCGGGTTCGGGTGCCTTGGGTTGATCTGCGGCGGATGCCTGTTTGCTTTCTGCAAATTCCATCGCATCAACTAAAATCTTGGTTGCGGTCACTTTCTGCCCGTCCTTGTTGGTGTATGTGTCATTCTGTAAACGTCCCTCGATGACAACCTTGGTTCCCTTGTGGATGTACTTTTCGAGAAATTCTGCGGTCTTGCCGAACGCGGTGCAATTGAAGAAATCCGCATCGGGGTCCCCGTCACGCTTGAAACGTCTGTCAACTGCGATGCTAAATGCACCAATTATGGTTCCGCTTGCCCCCTGTCCGTATCTGATTTCGGGGTCCTTGGTAAGTCTGCCCATCATTATCACTTTATTGAGTGCCATTTTTTGTTTTCTCCTTTCGTTTTGCGTCCCATCTTTCTTTCATGTGTAAGCCTGCATGTTCCTTAAATGTCATAATTCGCAGGTTTTCAATTCTATTATCTGCACGGTCATGGTTTATGTGGTGTACCACTTCATCTTGGGTAATATATCGCCCTATGTGGTTTTCCATTACCAAAATATGTTCCATGACGTACCCATCCTTTGATGCATGTGGGTGTGTCGGGATATATATTTTTAAATATCCATCCGAACGTTTTTTGCGATGTCCACCAAATTCCGTTGGATGTGTAAACACTCCCCTTTTGCAATTGCTCATGCGTTCTCGCCTTTCATCTGTCCACTTGCAACCTTTTAATGGCGATGGTTTTCCCTTATGGATGGCAGAAATCTTTTGATTTCTTTCCTCTTTCCACGATTCCTTTTGTATCCCATACGCTTTGAGATACTTAAACACCGCACCGGCCGACACGCCAATGACATCGGCGGTTTCTTTCATCGTATGGTTTTCCGTGATGTATACTCGATACAATTCATCCCGGTCAATGTTTAACATCATTTATCCCCTTTCTTGTCCCATAATGCGTAAAATTTGTATCCCTTATACATGATGTATTCCTCCCCCGTCTGCGGAATCTTTTCCGCCCAATTCGGGTTGTATGTTGCCACCATGCCGGTGTCATGTAACAAATTATTGAATGTTGCATCGCTCATTTGAAATGCTTTACGCCCCATGGTTTCGATTGTTCTGTATTCTTCCACCATGCGTTCCGTTGCCTGCATCATTTCAAGGCAAAAAATCATTCTGTCCATCCATGAAATTGCCTTTGCCTTATCCATCAAATCCTCCTAATCCAACCAATTCTTGCCGAATATGGCCATAAATTCTTCCCTTGTGTGGGTTTCCTCAAATTTCCTTTGCGCCATCTTGATCAATGCCAAATCCGCCACGCGGTTATTATGAATATATTTGTGGCAACCCCGGCACAACCACAATTTCAATCCGTACTTTTCCGAATTTCTGCGGTTCGATGTCCCGTGAATTACATGATGGCACTCCAATCCGATTGTTGTTTCGCAGATTGCGCATTCTCGTTCTTTTTGTAAGATTGATTCCATGATTTCATCATCCTTTCCAATTCCGCAGGTGGTATCGTTTCGATGTCCAATGCCTTTGCTTCATCCACCGTGCCGGTTATCAATGCATTCATTTCTGCCGTATCGTATTCATGGGATGGCCTTATCACCGCCCAATGGGTGAAATCTTTATTGCCAACCCTGCCATGTCCGACCGGGATGCAATGGATGTCCTCGCGTTCTTCCATGTCGATTTTGGATAATACCGAAATAATCAACGGGGCATCTTCCTCAATCCATCGTTGCCCGTATCGTCCCAACAAAATGTTTTTACATTTGGGTTTCGAAATTGCCATTTTATCGGCTATTTTGCCAACCAATACATGAAAGTATGCGTTAGCATTCAAGGACCGCTTTTTGGCCGTTTTGCTAATCGTCAGCGATATTTCTTTGTTTTCCATTCCCCGGATTTCGTCAATGGCATCCACCTCGAACGTCACACGGAATTTTCTGTCCACGGTTTGCACCACATCAATCAATCTGCCGGTCATTTATACTCCTTTATCTTTTCCCAATGCTCGTTAATGTTGGCATATTTCGTGATCGTTAATTCCGAGAAATCATTGACCTTGTATAATGCCTTGATTTTGTCCTCGGATACACCCTCTTTTTTGCATTTGGAAACTAATGCTTTAACATGTACCGCGCTAATCTTGGCATTCGGGTCAACCTCGGGTGCCTTGGGTTGCACATCGTGGCATTCCGCATCGGGGTCCACCATTTCTTCCGTGGGAATGCAGAACACTTGAAAACAAGCATACTTAAACGCAATCGACATGGCCTTGTTGGTTGCCTTGTCCCCGGAATCCATTCCCTCACCGATCACCGTGGCGGATAATGATGACCCGTCCTCGGCATAAAACGTGTACTTGATTTTGCAAACCGAATAAATCAGATTGCCGCCCTTGGATGTCTGTCTTTCCTCGCGGGTCTGTTCCAATATCTCGGGAACCACAAACACCTTGTTTTTAATCAATGCCGGTGATAATGCATTCATCACGGCATCAATGCCACGAAACATGAACCCTTGTTGTGCGTTCCTGCTATCCTTGCCAACGGCACCGATGTCACCCATTACGGCAACGATGCTTTCATATATGTTCTTCTTTCCTGCGGTTTCTTCCGCCGTCTTTTCAACGTCTATCATAAAACCCTCCATTCTATGTTGTGTGCATCCATCCATTCCACCAAATAATCGAAATCGGTTTCCGATACATGTGCGGAAAAATTAACCCAATCTTTTGGTGATTCGTCCTTGGGTTCTTCCACGGGTTCCGCAGGTGTTTCCACCTTGGGTTCCATTTCCGCCCTTACCCTTGCCAAATCCACCATGCGTTTGTTTTCTGCGATTGCCGCCGCCAATGATAATGTGGCCTTGAATACCACCGTTGCTTCGAGGGAATATTCCAAACCCTGTAATGATTCGAAATCCGTTTTGATTGCCCCGATTGCGATTTCCATTTCATCCCTAACGGAACCCATTGACGTTGATGCATTCAACCATTTCTTGTCCATGATCTGATCGCAGGACAACCAATCAATGGTGTTAATCTCGGTAAATAATTCCCGGATTTTAGTTTCCTTTTCTTCCTTTGCCTTGTTCTCAAACGCCTTGACCTGTTCATCCACGTTTTTCACCGCTTCATCGATAATGCCGATGATTTCATTGCATTGTTTCTTAAACGATTCAAACGGGACCATGTATACCCTTTCACATGCGATGCGTTTGTCATTGATTTCCTTTTTGAGCCGGTTCAATTCCGCACGGTCCGCCTTGGCACCTTTGATGTCATTTTCCGAATAAACCATGGTTTTGTATGCCGCGGTTCGTTCGGTTAACCCCGTTTTCAACTCCTCAAAATTAAATGTGATCGTGTCCGGCAGTTTATATTCTGCTATCTTAAAATCCATAAATCTCCTTTCAATCCCTGTCATCGTATTTGATGACATATCGTAACGCTAACCCTGCCGCAATCATTGCGACACCGATAATCAAAAACCTTTTGTAACCATCGCAGAGGGAAATCATGTCTTGATCTACGCCGCCTGCGGTTCCGATTAATAAAATGAATCCGATAAATTCAACCAATACCAATATTGTTCCGATAAAATCCTTTATTGAATCTTTCATCATGCCGTCCTTTTCCTTTCGATGTGTTCCTGCAATTTCACCGGGTCAATGTAGAATTTCCCGTTTGGCACCAATTGATATGCAAATCTTTGTCCCCGTGCATGGCACATGTTCCGAATCACATCCAAATGCATCCCGAATTGTGCCGCCGCTTCCTTTGCGCTAATGTATGCCATTTGACACCCCTTTCCGCAGGTGCTATAATCAACCTGCAATGTAATGTTGCCGCCTGCCGTGTTTTTGTCTGTCAAGAGTTGACACGGCGGGTTTTTTTGTCGCTTTTTCTGATGTTATGTTGCCATTTGAGCGACGGTTTTGGCAAAAAAAATTCGCTGAATATCCTCGGCGGACAATTTGTATCGAATCGCTATCATTTCAATCTCCGGACGATCAAATTCACGCTCGCCGTTAATCTTTGCCGACATTGTTTGTACTGTCATTTTCAGATACGCCGCCAAATCCGCCTGCCGGTCACCATGTAATGCCATGACCGCCTTTAATTCATTCTTTACCATTCATTCACCCCCTTTCAATCCCATCCTAACTGCTTCCATATTTCATCCAACTGTTCATCGAATGATTTCATTGGTTTCTTTTCGGATGGTGGATTATCTATAATTGCATCAATTTTGGCCTGTTCATCGCGATGTTGAACCCATGCAGGTGTGCAACAAACCATCCATCCTCTTGGATATGTTACCTCATATTGACTTCCCCGGTATTCATAAACAACCACGTTGAAATGCTTTCCATAGAATGTTTCGATTTTCTTTGCCTTTTCACCTGCCATATTGCCACCCCTTTCCTTTTGCCCGTTAGGTCCGTTAGCGCATCCATGATCATCAATTGTTTTTTACTACTGCATAACATCTCCAAAACTCACCGGATGTGAATATTGTATCGCCCGCAATCTGTAATGTGAAACAATGCCAACTACGTTCCGTGCATCCACTATTTCGATATATCTGAAAACGTTTCCCGTTCGGTGTTTCCCCGGCATATCGTCTTTTCAATTTGATGCCGTCCTTTAACCATTCGGCCTGTTCCTGTTCCCATTCCAACTTCATCAATTCTTCTTTTTTCTGCAAATCGGTGATTGCTTCAACTTCCTTGCGATATGCATCAACCTTTTCATTGGCCTTTTCCAATCTGATTTCGATTCGGGAAATCTTATCGGTCAATTCTGCCACATCATCAATCGCCTTTTTCCAATCGAACCATGCACCGTTCAACTTGGTTTCGTCCTTATCCATCCAAATGATTCCGCAGGGGTCTGCGCCGTTTGCTATGTGGTTCTGTCTAACCTGTTCCATCCATGCGCGATGATCGTCATCCGACCATTCACAATTTAATTTCTTGACCTGTGCGGTTTTCTTTTCCAATCTGTCCTGCGCCTTTTCTAATCGGATATTGGTTTTCTCTAATTCCGCCATTATTCCGCGTTGTGTGATTTCGATCATCTTCATAATGTGAACCTCCGTTGTCATTTGTATCCGTCTTGTTGATTGTAAATACATTGTAAACCATCAATTGTCATTTGTCAACACTTTTTTAAAAAATTTTTTAAGATTTTATTTAACGTCTTGAATTAATTTGACACATGATGTATATTGTAAAGTGATAAATTGCCAAAATATTAACGTAAAGGAAGTGTATTTTATGAAAACGCTTGGCAAAAAAATCCATGATAAACGCCGTGAAAAGGATATGTCCATGGAAGAACTCGGTGCCAAACTCGGTGTTTCCCGGCAAACAATTTGTAAATGGGAAAATGGAAAGGTCAACAACATCGACCGCGATCATATTGCAAAAATGGCACAATTATTCAATGTATCGCCATCATGGTTGATGGGGTTTGATGATTCCCCGCAGGTAACATTGACATATGAAGCACCGGGAAAAGAACCCGTGCGGACAATCGCAAACCAAACGCCCATAATCGGCACGGCATCCCTGCGGGCAAAATTATATGACGTTGCCATCAATGTCAAACCCGAGAACCTGCAAACGGCAATCAATATATTAAAATCATTATCGGACTAATATGAAGAAGAAAAACGGAAAAAATGTCTACGAAAAGAAAATAACCCTCGGCCGTGCCCCGGATGGAACCCCGATTCGGAAATCCATCACCGGCAGGACAATCGCGGAATTGAACCAACGTGTCGAGGATGCAAAACAGAAATGGATGGAAATGAATGCCGCCACCGATGGGGTCCTGTTTTCCACCTACGCACGGAAATGGTTATCAACAACCAAGGCGGTCAAATCCATAAACACCAAGGCCATGTATGACAATATAATCGAAAAACATCTAATCCCCGAAATCGGCGATTTGTATTTTTCGGAAATACGGTTATCGGACCTGCAAACGATCATCAATAAACGATCTGATCATTACAACACCTGCAATAAAATCAAATTGACATTAAAACAAATATATGAAAACGCCATAAATGACGAAATTTGCAAAAATATTAGAATTTCATCTCTTGTTTTGCCACCCAAAACGTATGTGGAAAAGCGGGCATTGACACCCGATGAAATATCCGCGTTGTTTTCGGCAGACTTCACGGACGAGGAAAAAATATTTGTCCATACATTGTATTACATGGGCATCCGCCGTGAGGAAGCCTTGGCATTGGAACCATCCGACATCGATTTCAAAAATGCCACGTTATCCATCAACAAGGTCATCGTATTTGATAAAAATGACCCCGTATTGAAACATACAACCAAATCACATGCAGGGACGCGTATTTTGCCCATTCCCGCCGATTTCATGGTGGAGTTGATAGAATATGCCCCGAAATGCAAAACGGTGCTATTTGGGCAACCTACGAATCCACAATCATATATGTCACAATCATCATATACCAAATTTTGGAAATCCATCATCAAAAAGATGGATGCACCCACATTGACGGCCCATATATTCCGGCATAATTACGAAACGTTACTGCATTATTCCGGGATAACCCCCAAAAAGGCGGCACAATTGCTTGGGGACAGTAGCATCGAAATGATAATCCGTGTATATGCACATTTGGATGAACAAAAAGAAAATGCCATTGAAAAAATCAATGGCATGTTTCCGTCCCGATCGTCACCGGAACAAGGAAAGTAAATGTTTTTATCGTTGGAATTATATTATAAATCAACCATTGGCATCGGTCAATGGTTTTTTTTATTCGGTTCGACAAATGTTCGACACTTTTATTTTCTGACGATTCAAAAAGTACGGTTTTATGCGGGTCCCCGGACACACGGTTCGACACACAGAAACCAACAAAAACGGTCAAAAAAGCACAAAATCGAACAAATAAAAAATCCCCAAAACCTTTGAATTTTGGGGATTTTTAAGGGTTTGAGCCACGCGAGACTCGAACTCGCGACAACTTGATTAAAAGTCAACTTTCGTTTTCTGCCAACGCCCTATTTTCAACGCTTTCCGTGTTTTGGTTCGACACACGTTCGACAGTTTTCCACAATTTATTTTCTAACCGCACGGGGTCCAATTCCCATGCCGCTTCCAATGCAATGATCAAATTGTCATTCATAACTCATTTCTTTAATGCCCTGCGGGTGTTCTTACCGCAGATGCCGTCCACCTCTAATTCCTTTTTAATCTGAAATGCCTTGATGCAATCCACGGTTATGGCACCACATTTCCCATCGATGCCGCCTGCATCGTCAATCCGTGTTTGGTATCCCTGCCGGCATAATTCATATTGCACCCATTGCACACCCTCACCGGATGAAATATAATCCTTGCATCCCGTCAATTTTGCATTGGCCTTGGATGTCACGTTGGTATTCGGTTCCGCAAACGGGTTTGTTCGGGG